TGATCAGGGAAAACCCGCCGCAATCGGTCGACGTGGGGACGCGCGATCCGGCTGAGGTCTATTCGACGGCTCAACGCAGAGCTGAATATGATCGGGTCAAGGATCTGTCGCGGCGCATGCGCAACGAACCGGACCCGGAAGTCTATGCACTAATGCGGGCCGAACGAACGGACCTTGCACGCCGGATCGGTCTTTGATCCATGCCATTGATTAAGGGCCGCATCAACTTTGACGCCAAGCCGCATCAGCGTGCGGTCCTTAACGACCGAAAGAGACATCGGGCGGCGGTGATGCATCGTCGCGCCGGGAAGACTGTAACGGCGGTGTTCGATGGCTATGAGACAGTGTTGGGTTGCCCGCTGCCATCGCCTCGCATCGTCTACATTGCACCGTTTCTGAAACAGGCCAAGAAATTGGCTTGGGACTACATGGCAAGCGTTGCGCAATCGGGCAACAGATACGGCGAATTCTTCGACATCAACAAGGGCGAATTGTGCATTACGTTCTTACCAAAGGACTCTAAGTTCTTCCTGTTAGGTGCTGACAATATTGACGCAATACGCGGCATGTACTTCGACAAAGCGATAGTCGATGAGCTTGCCGACTGTGACCCGCGCTTGTGGACTTCGGTACTACGTCCTGCCCTTGCCGACCGGCAGGGGAGGGGGCTTTTGATGGGTACTCCGAAGGGTCGCATGAACATGCTGTACGATCTTTCGAAGGTGGCGGCGGATGATCCGGATTGGTCTTTCCATCGCTATGACGTGACGCAAACCGACATGCTGCGACCCGAGGAAATCGAGGGCGCGCGCCGGGATATGTCCGAAGCGATGTTTCAGCAAGAGTTCATGTGTTCCTTTAACGCCGCGCTTGTTGGCGCAGTGTTCGGCCGCGAAATGGACGAGCTGCAAGCGGCGCGACGACTGACGACGGTCAAGTACGACGCGGCCTTGCCGATCATCACGGCCTGGGATCTTGGATGGGCGGACGCAACGTCCATCGGGATCTATCAGCGGGCCGGGACAGAGGTTCGGTGCATTGGCTACCTCGAATTGACGTTCTCGAAACTGCCGGACTCGATCCGGGCTTTGCGGGAATGGTGCGGTGCTCGCAACATCGATCTGACCGGGGCGCGGCACATCGGGCCGCATGACTTGGCGGTTCACGAGTTGGGTTCGGGCATGTCTCGAATGCACATCGCACAACAGATGGGCTTTGAGTTTGAGTATGCGCCTAAGTGGTCCTTGGCCGATGGCGTCGAGGCGGTGCGCAACCTGATACCGCATCTTTGGATCGACGAAGCGGAAGGCATGCGGTTGCTCGAATGCTGCGTCAACTACTCGTACGGCTATGACGAGCAAGGCCGGTCTTTCAAGACTACGCCGAAACACGATTGGACGTCTCACGGCGTCGACCAACTCCGCATGCTTGCGGTGACCTATGACCAGTCGCGGACGCTTTCGCAGCCGCTTCTATTCGACGATTTCAATACAGGCAGGGGCCGCAGATATGCCAGCAACTAGACCAGTCCGCTATTCGCAAACCAAGACGGCCGACGAAGTGGTGACGCGCCTACGCGCAGCGATTGAAGTGGCGATAGATGCAACTGCACGTGGTAATGCGCAACGCGAGCGTGCGTGGAAAAAATTCATGCTTGCGCCTACCGGAACGGAAGGCGCGGGGCGCTCGACGATCCAATCGGCCGACGTCAATTCGATGATCACGGCGGTTTGTGCGCAGATGGTGCAATCCTTCTCGACTGACGCGGTTGTGACGCTGGAAGCGGAAAGCGAGGAAGACGAGGAACCGGCCGCAGCCGAAAGCCGGGCGGTCAACAAGGTTGCTATTCAGGACAACGGCGGCTTTAGCGTCATGCTTGGCGGCGTGCAAAACGCGCTGATGTATCGCAACGGCTACCTGAAGGTATTTTGGGATAAGGACATAGACCGTATGTCCATGACTATGCCGGGCGTCACGGAAGAGTTGCTTCCGATTGCCATGGATACGACGGACGAGGCGACAGGACAGCCTGACCCTACCGTTGCCAAGCGGCTTATGTCCTATGATCCGGAAACGAAGGTCGCGCGGATTGAGGTCACGAAAACCCGCAAGAGTTTGATCGTCGACACGGTGGCGAACGAGCGTTTTTTCATGACGCCGGATTGGGATCGCTTGCGGCTGTCGGACTGCCCTTTGACAGGCGAGGTTCACTATAAGACGCGCAACGATCTTACCCGCATGGGCGTTGATCAGGCTGTGGTCGACGAGCTGAAATCGGTTGATCGAAACAGCGGCACGGAAAGCAACCGGCGCAGGCGCAACAAGAGCGCGACGGTTGCGCCAATCGTCAAGCAAATGGAGATCGTGCGGATCTATGAAGCTTATGCCTGGCTGTCGTTCAAAGAGGACGAGGGGCGGGCCTATCTCTATCGTTGCTGGATGGCTGACGATGGCGAATGGTTGCTCGATCCCGAACCGGTGTCGCGGGTGCCTTACGTGGCCGGAACGGCATTTCCCATTGCTAACTCGCATCATGGCGAGGCTCTGAGTGACAAGCTCGACAGTATCGAGGCCGGCAAAACCGAGTTGATCCGTCAGTGGATCGACAACGTTAAGAATTGCTCATTCGGCCGGCTTGGGGTGGTTGCGGGGCAAGTCGAAAACAACGACGTCATGAAGCCGAAAGCGGGCGGTGCCGTCCGCATGAAAAACCTGAATTCGATAATGCCTATTCCTGTAATCGACGTGGGGCCGTCGATTGCCGCCGCGCTCGCCATGTTTGACAAGATGCGCACCGAACGGGGCGGTGCTGCGGTCGACATGGTGGGCGCGGAAGAGCAACTTGCGCAGGACACTGCCCACGGAACGGAGCGCGTCTACGCTTCGAAGGAGCTGCTTGTCTCCTACATGACCCGCAACCTTGCGGAATCGATGATCCGGGGAATGTTCCTGCTTGCCCATGCGGAGATCCGCGACGGCGACAATGGTCCGATATCGATCAAGTACAACGGGCAGTGGACGCAAGTCGACCCGGCGTCATGGCATGCGCGGACCTATTGCAACGTCAAGATGGGTTACAGCATGGGCGAACGGACGCAAATCGCGTCCACCCTGTTTGCGGCAATCAGCCTCTATCAAGCCGGCCTGTCGAGCGGCCTTAACGGGCAGTTGGTTTCGCTGCCCGGCCTTTACAAGCTGATCACGGATTGGATGACGGTATCCATGGTCGACAATCCTGAAAGTTACTTCGTAGATCCGTCGTCGCCCGAGGCCATACAGGCCGGCAAGGATGCGTCGGCAAGTGCTGCCAAGCAGGCGCAGGACACGGCCGACCAAGCCGCGAAGATTGCTGCACTGCCCGAACAGATCGCGGCGGCAATGAACAAGTACAAGACCGATCAAGAATTGGGCTTCAAGTATTTCGATGCCGTCCTGACTGCGCAGGCGGATCATAGTAACGCTGAAAGGGCGAGTGTGGTCGATTTTGCTAAGGCAAGAAGTGAAGCGGCGAATATGCGAAGCGCTAACGCCGGAAATACTGGAAGAACTGCGGGAGTCGATGGCGGAAAATCTTCTGCTCGCAAGTACAGCAAAGATAATGGCTCCGGGGGCGGATCGAAAAAGCCTCGTAAGTGAAACTCTAACTCAACTGGAAGGTATAGATTATGTCTGCGGATGGTTCCAACAACTCCACACAGAATTCGGCCCAACGCATAGCCGGTACGAACGGGCGCGGCGCTCGGGCGGCGGAAGCGATCCTGAAAAGTAGCACGGCTGCAAGTGGCGGCGCTGGCAAGCCGGAACGGGCCGGGCCTTCCGGACAGTCGCGCCGGCCGGCGAGCCGTGACCGTGACAATGATCCGACCGGCAAGAATTTGCCGTTGAACAAGGCTGCGGAGCTGCTGGGCTTCGAAACAGATCCGGATAAGAAATCGTCCCGCCGCGACCGCAGCCGCGGCCGGGATGATGACAAGCGGGATGGCGTTGAAGGCCGTCGTTCCGCTTCCGATGCGCCGGCCGACGATGCGCGTAAGAACGCGAACCGGCCGGCGCTAGAGCTTGATGACGATGACCTAGATCCGGCTGAGAAGCGGGCAAAGGCGTCGAAGTCGAAGACCATTTCGGACATGGCGGACGAAATGGGCGTTGATGCAAAGGAGCTTTATGAGCTTTCGGTCGCATTCGACGATGACGGCGAACCGATGACAATCGGGGCGATGAAAGACCGTATCAAGGAAGTCCGCGATTTCGAGCGTAGCCGCGACGATTTCGAGGACTATCGAACGGACAGCATGAATGAGGTGTTGAGCGCGCGCCAACAGATCGACGGGGTAATGCAGCGCATTATGTCCACGATCCCCAAGGAAACGTTGGAGCACCATTTTGGTGACTACATCCAACAGCATCAACAGCGAGTAGGGGAGGCCCGAAAGCAGCTTCGCGAGTTTTTCCCCGAGTGGTCCGACGCGAGCCGGCAAGCATCCGATAGGGAGGCGCTAGACGCGCACCTAACTACCTATGGGTTCACAAAGTTCGAAGTCGACAACATGCAGGACGCACGTTTGATCCGCTTTGCGGTTCACGCCATGCGCCTGAAAGACCGGTACGACCGCATGAAGGCGCAGCTTTCACAGTACCGCGACAAGGTGCCGACCAAGACGCCGACGTCGCGCCGGGCCGCTCGAAATGATCCCTCCGCGAATGCGCAGAAACAAGCCGCATCAGGCGACAAAATCGGCGCTGTAGCTTCACTCATAAGGAAATAGAAAATTGTCTACCGCAAATCTCGATAGTGCGGATCTCAAAGGCGTAGCCGGTGGCGGCCTGATCCGTGAAGACGTGATGAACCAGATTTGGGACATCTCGAATGTGCCTCTGCCGGCGACGGAACGCATGGGTTCCGACACGGCAGAACAGGAATTCACCGAATGGACGCAGGACAAGTTGCAGGCGCAAAACCTTGCAAATGCGCAGGTCGACGGCTCGGCGCAGAATGCGGCGAACAACTCGAATACGGGTTCCCGCCGTGGCAACCATTGCCAGATCTCGACGAAAACCGTCCAGGTGTCGAGCCGCGCCGATGCGTCTGACGTGATCGGCATGGGTCGCGAAACGGCCTATCAGATCATGATGCGCCAGCGCGAACTGAAGCGCGACGTCGAGGGCATTCGCCTGTCCAATCAGGGTTCGGTCGCTGACGATGGCAACGCGACGGCCGGCCTTGCTGCGTCTGTCTTCGCCATGTGCAAGACCAACGTGAACAACGGCGCGACGGGTTCAACGCCGGGCTACAATACCGGCACGAAGCTTTACGGCTCTATCGTGGCCGGGACCAAGCGCGGCCTGACCGAAACCATGGTCCGCGACATGGCGCAGTCCATTTACATCGGCGGCGGTGACCCGTCGGTGATGATGGCGCGGCCGGAAGTCATTCGGAAATTCTCCGAATATTGCTTCACGTCGTCGGCCCGCATTGCGACGCTGACGTCTCAGGCCGGGCAGGAAGAAGGTCCGCTGACTGCAAAGGGTGCTGTCAACGTGTTCGTGACGGACTTCGGGGTAACGCTCGATCTCATCCCGAACCGGTTGCAGCCGACCGTTTCGGCGGGTTGCTCCAACGTCCTGATTGCCGACTTCGAATATATCGACGAATGCATGCTTCGCGGCTACCAGACTGAGGAGCTTGCGAAAGTCGGCCTGTCGACCATTTCCATGATGTCGGTCGATTGGACCAACAAGGTTCTCAACGATGAGGCCATGGGCGCAATTCTCGATATCGACCATACCGTCGCCGTGGCCGCATAAGCCATGGCCGATTTTACGCTGATCGACGGGACCGAGAAATCTGAATTTACGTGGGATGGGATGACGCTTCATCGCAAGAGCACATCGCTTGATGAGGCGCAAATCATGCGCGAAAACCAGATGTTTCGGTCTGACGGGGGTGCCCGGTCGCTCGGCTTTGGCAAGATGATACTGCGCATGTCGCAAGCGCAGTATCATTTCCTGACGAGGGTCAATCCGGCTCTGAAATCGAAAGATCCGGTTGAGCGAACCAAGGCATGGAAACGTCTTGCTCAAGACGGCGGCTATCGCAATTTGCAAACTGAGGACAAGTGATGGCGGGCAAGGTCAACATCAATTCGACGGCTAACAGCACGTCGGCCGCGCAGGGCAACAAGCCGGCGAATCTTTGGGGAAAGCAGCTCCGCGCCTATGCGGAGGGCTACAATTTCGTGAAGGGCGGCGGCAACTATCTGCAAGCCTATCCGAACGCGACCTATGGGGGTGACGTCAATAATCCGACGTCGGCCGCGTGGGCATGGAAACAGGGTTGCGCCGACCGCAATGCGGGCAAGGCGGCGGCTCATGTCTAAGAGGTACATCATGAAAAAACCTGTCGTCATTATAGGCTTTTCGGCCCGCCGCATCACGGTAGCCGGGCAGCCAATCTTTGCGGTTTCGGGCCGCAAGATCCCAACCGTTCCGAAGAGCTAAGCCATGCAGTGGGGCGCGATCAAGACGCTAGCGGCCGGCTATATGCATCGCAAGGATATGGCGGCGCGGTTCGATACGTTGCAAGAGTTGGTTATGTCGGATCTGACACGGCTGCTCGACGTGGCGGAAAACGAGACGGCCGGCCTGTTCACGATGACGGCTAGCACGTCGTTACCTGGGCTTTACGAAAGTGCTTTGCCGGATGATTTCGGCCGGCCGAAAGTGTTTCAGATCGCGGCCTTTGCGCCGCAGGAACCGACGACGCTTATCAACATGATGGGCAACAATCGCACGGATCAATATGCGATTGCCGGCCGCAAGGTGATGACCCGCAATGCCTCTCCGATGATCGGGGCTTACGGGGTTCGCATTGTGGCGGTTACGACAGACGCGGGCGAAAACACGTTCATGAAGTACTACCCAACAGCCTGCCTCTATTCGCTGTTGATCCATGCTTGTGAAAGTATTCAGGACTTCGATGCGGTCACGCCGTATCAGACGAAGCTCGATGAGGCGGTAGGGGTCGCCAATCAGGACAAGGCATGGGCCGCGATGGGCGCGGGATCTGCGCCGCAATCGGACTATGCAAACCCGTAAGGGCTGACGAAACTCTTTAGCGTGGGGCTAAAATGACTGTTGAGACTTCGACCACTATCAGCGGCTTGAATGCTGCTTTGCCGGCCGGGACAGATCCGAAAACCGAGGGTGACAACCACATGCGGTTGCTCAAAGCGGTTCTGCAGGCGGTCTTTAACGACGGTACGACCGGCATTTTGCAGCTAGTCGCGGAGCATGTGAAGCTCGGCCTTTTGTCTACTACGAAGCAGGGTATCGAGCTAGATGACGCCAGCGACGGCGTGCGGGCGCGTCTGTCGACAGATCCGACGCTGGCGGCTGCGAATGGCCTGCTTGAGCTGTTTGACAACACGCACGCGCTCAAGAGATCTGTGACGATGAAACCGACAATGCCGGGCTTGCCGGCCGTTCAAGCTCTGGACGGTGAGCTATTGCATACGGGCAATGCGTTCTATGCGGGATCGAACGCGGGGCAGGTCGATTTCCCGATAGGGCAGGTCCTGCTTGCCTATTTCGCCAGCTTGTCGCCTGTTCTGCGCCATCAGGGCGTTACCGTCTTTCTCGACTCGTCGGGGGCTGGCTATCAGATCAATGGGACGGGAACCACAATCAACGGCCAATGGAAGGTCATTGGCGGTGCTGGCATTACCGCGCAATCGGTGACGATCTATCTAATCCAGCGGTGGAATTGAGATGACGCGGCCGAAATCGGGCAAGCTCAAATTCTCGGGGATCGTCAAGGATCTCGATCCCGTCGATTGCCCGCCCGGCGTATGGACGGATGGGCGCAATGTGCAGTTTCGCGCCGGCAAGACGGAACGGGTTCCCGGCGAGGCGCGCTTTGCCAATACCGGGCGGGTATGTGATGCCGATAGGGTTTGGCACATAGACAACGGTGTAACGCGCTATTGGGTCTATGCCGGCGCGACGCCTTTAGGGTCGCTCGGGGTGGGGGTGACGGATGGCGTCAATCACTGGAATATCACGCCAACGGGATGGGCGGCTATCGCGTCGACTGCCAAGGTTTTGACCCTTGGGGATCTCAACGGGGTTTTCTGGATTAATCATCCGGAGCTTGGCCCGTATTGGTGGACCGGCGACGTGGCGGTGCATATGACCAAGCTGCCCGGCTGGCCGGCTAACTGGTCCGTCGACGTCATGCGGGCACATAAAAACTGGCTGTTCGGCTTCGCGCTCGATGACGGGACGAACTACTTTGGTGGGCGCGTGGTGTGGTCGACGTCGGCCGCGCCGGGCTCGATCCCGTCGACGTGGACGCCTTCGGTTTCGAATGATGCCGGCGACGCTGATTTTGATGTTCCGACCGGGCCGATACTCGACGCGATCTCAGTCCGCGACGCGCTGTTTGTGAAAAAAGCCCACTATACGGGCGGGCTGCAATATATCGGCGGGCAGTACATCTTTAAGCCGTTCGACGTCTTTCCGTCGCTCGGGATCTTTGCGACGGGCGCATGCGTCGAGGTGGGCGGCTTGGTCTACATGATGACCGGCGAGGGCGAGATTATCCGCCATGACGGCACGAGCTTTTCCAACATCCTCTATGGCAAGCTGCAAGACTACATCGGCAAACAGATCAACTATCAGTACCCGCAATCTATATTCATGTACCGCGACCAAGCGGCCGGGCAGGTCATGCTTTGCTATCCTGTCGGCACGTCGCGGGCTTGCACTGAGGCGGTATCAATCGAGATCGAAACCGGCGATCCCGGCATAAGGGATCTGCCTGGGGTCTACGGCGTGGCCTATGGGCAAACGGCTTTCCTGTCGCAGTCATGGGATACGGACGCGGGAACGTGGGCCGATGACGCGACAATCTGGAACCAGAATGCAAGCGGCTATCAGGCAAGCAAGATCGTCTTTGCGGCGGCCGGGCAGGGGTTGCTTGAACAAGGCGCGGCGGCGACGCAATGGACGCCGGCCGGCCCGGCCTTGCTGCCGGCAAGTGTTGCGCGAACCGGTATCGACTTTGACGAGATCGACGGCCACAAGGCGATTATGGGGCTCATTCCGGTTTTGACTGGCAATGCCGGCGACGTGGTGACGTTTCGCATAGGCCAGCAAGAGACGCCGGGCGGCGCGGTGACGCTCGACGACCCGCAGGCGTTCGCAATCGGGGTCGACGATCACGTTGATACGCAGCTCGACGGCCGGTATGGGGCAATCTATGCCTCGTCCCTTGGCGGGCAACCGTGGGCGCTTGCCACAATGTCGCCGTTCGTGTCGAGGCGCGGCCGATGGTAACGAAAACTCTAAGGGGGCAGGGCGGCGAATACGTGCCGTCTAATCCGCCGCAGGATGGCGACGCAAAGGCGTTGCGCGACTGGATGACTAAAGAGCTACAGAACGTAGCGAATGCGATTGCTGAGGGCCGCTGTAGGTGGCTACGGCTCGACGTATTGCCGGTTGCGCCTTCGCGGCCGGCTGAGGGGATGATTTGCAAGTTCGCGGCCAATGCGGTGACGGCGGGCAGTTTGAAGGGGGTATGGGAATATGACGGTGCGACTTGGAACAAGCTCTAACCTGTCTTTCGTGCTTTTCCCGCCTGTCGTCGCTCAAGATCCATTCCGCATGCAAGGGCTGTTCGCGGCTTACCATGCTGGGCCGGATAACGAGTTTTCGAGTTGGTGGGATTTCAGGCGTGAGGTTGCCTCCGGTCATATCGTGACGGGCGCTGTCGTCGTCGACGGGGTTCCGGTTGCCATGTTCGGGGTGGAGCTGATGACCAAGCCGGGGCCGTGGTTGAACATGCTGTTTTACTCCGGCGCGATTACCCGGCCGATTATGCGGGCGATGGTCTGGCAACTCTACGCGATGTTGCAGTTTTATAAGACTGATTGCGGGTTGCCCTACGAGCGTGGGGCGGTTCGGATTGTAGGGCGTGAGGGCTGGCGGCGGATTGCTGCCGGCATGGGCATTGAAATGGATCGGCGCGGCTTCGTGTTCGATGATCAGAAAGGGCTAAAAAATGGGTATGTCCGCAGGTTCCAGTAATGGGCAATCGTCGAGTTCGGGCTATGGCTACTCGACGAATCTTGCGCAGTCCGTCAATTCGTCGACGCAGAACGTATGGGGCGGGCAGTCCGGTGCGCTGACGAACCTTTACGGGCAGGCGCAGGGGCAGGCGGCGCGGGGCGTCGATCCGTCGATTTCCGGCGCGTCGGCTGGTGGCGTTGGCGCGCTGTCAAAGATCGCGGGCGGCACGACGCCGCTCGACGGGTTCGCAGATCCGTCAAGCTCGGCCGGCAAGGCAATGATGGATTCGATTGCGGCCGGCGTTGGCGACAAGTTCAACAAGGTTATTCTGCCCGGTCTGACGTCGGCCGCTGGACAGGCCGGCGCGCTTGGCGGATCTCGCGACGGGCTGGCAAAGGGTGTTGCTGCCAGCGACGCGCAAAGCCAGATCATGCAGGCGGCCTATGGGCAGGCGGCGCAGGCGGCGGCCGGCAAGACCGATGCAATGTTATCGGCCGGCACGGCATTGCCCAGCGCTGCTTTGCAGCAATACGGGCTTTCGTGGGCACCGTTGGGGCAGCTCGCGGGGATCTTGGGAGGGCCGACCGTCCTTGGCAATTCGATGGGCGTTAGCCAAGCGGGCGGACAGTCGGAAAACTGGAATTCGTCGAAGTCGTCGCAGTCGGCTTCCAACTTCGGATTTAACTTCTTTTAGAAATCCATTCCGGCCTGGCGCGCCTCGAGCGCGCCGATCGGCGGCGCAATTGTCGAGATCCGCGCAAGAATCTTACGCAAAACGGCATTCAATCTAATTCGTGGGGAATGAAATTCTATGGCTCAAACAGGACCAATTTCGACGACGCATGATCCCGGCTTCAATATCATGGGCTTTTTGTTGGGTGGTCGCGGCTACGCGGCGAACTATTTTGCCAAGCAGGACGAACGTCAGTTTCAGCAGGGACAGCAGCAGCAGCGCGGGCAGTTCGCACAAGGCTTGCTATCATCTCCGGAGTTCAACGCGGCGGTAACAGATCCGGGCCTTAAAAAGCAGTATGGCCTATGGGCGCAGTTTCAGGGGCAGGACGATCAGACGGCCGGCCTTGGAAATTCGCTGCTCGATAAGGCCATAGGCAACAATTTCACCCGCAGTCAGCTCGACTATTCCGACACGCTCGACCGTGGCCGAATCCAGTATTCGAGCGACGTCCAGTTGAAGGCGGACCAGATCAAGCGGGACCGCGACATGGCGCAGGTTCAAAAAATGGGCGAGTACCTGGGGGGCGAGGGCGCACAATCGCAGGTCATGCGGAATTACGCCGCAAAGCAAATGGGGATCGATGTTCCGACCGGCTATGACGTCGTGCCGATGGGCTCGGGCAGTATCGGCTTTAGGCCCGCGCCGGGTTCTGAGGCGTGGGGCAAGATGACGTCGGAAGTTGGTTCTTTGAACAACATCGTCGGCGGCTATAGCGACTTGCTGCAAATGGCGCAGAACGGTAGCGGCTCGCAAGGTGCATGGGAGGCGACGAAAGCCTCCATGGTCAACGATATGCGCAAGGCGTTCGATACCGGTTCGCTCGATCAAGGCTCGCTTGATTTCTTCGATAAGCTCATCCCGAACAGGTGGGATGATATGAAGGCCAATCCGACGCAGTGGAACATCGTTCAAGAAAAGCTAAAGACCGGCTTGAAGCTGATGAACGGCCGGCGCGACGCGGTGGGCGACAAGTGGATGATCGATCCGAATAAGGTTCCGAACCGCTACGGCGGGGCTATGCCTATTCCGGGAAAGGATATCCCGCCGCCGCCCACGGAAAGCCCGCTTGCGGCCCGCGCGGCGATGGGAGCGCAGCGCGACGCCGCGCCGGTTTCGGGCCGTGAGGGCCGATATGATCCGGCCTATAAGCAGCAATCGAACGACAATATTTGGACTGCGCCGGGCGATAGTGGCCGCAAAAAGGGCGATAGGGCCGGGCGCTACGGAGGGAACCGATAATGCCGATTACAACGGTAGTACCGCACGCGGGCGGCGGCGCTTGGGGATGGGATGACACGGCCGGCAAGTGGGTGCCTGTCGACGAAGGCATGCAAGGCGGCTCTTTCCTCGGCAATATCGGCCGCTCGGCTGCGACGTCTTTCGAGCAAATGGGGGCTGGAATTCAGTCGATTGGCGGGCAGGATCAGCAAGCGAAGCTAACGGGCGATATCCTTCGCTTACAGGGGGAAAGCGAAGCGAATGCAGCGCCATGGGCGGCGGCTATCGGGACCGGTGTTCCCGATGTTTTGGCCGGCGTCGCGGCGGGTGCGGCGACGGGCGGCATGGGCGTTCCTGCCATGCTGGCGGGCCAAGCAGCGGCGGGCGCTTTTACGGCCGGTATCAGGCCGGGCAGTGTTGAGGAGCGCGTGGGCAACGCTGCCATGGGCGCAGGCTTGGGGATCGCGGGCGGCTTCATTGGTGAGATTGCCTCCAAGGGCATAGCGGCCGCGCTTGAAGTCGGCCGGGGCATTGCCACAAAGAACGGCGCGACCATTGCGCGGGCTGTCGAAACAGGAGGGCAGAGAGTTGCTAACGCACAGGCTCGGGCGGAAATGGAAGCTACAGCGGCCGCGCAGGCGGCTGGCGAGGGTGGTGCGCCGGGTGTATCGCCACAGCCGGGCGCAGCGGACGCTAGCGGCATATCTCCGCAAGGGAGTACGGCGGGGGCTGCGCAGACGCCGGGCACAGAGCTGCCAGAGGACACGCGCATGTGGAATAGTGCGCTTAACGAGGACGATGCGCACGCGGCTGGCGTCACCAGTAACCCGCGTGTAGGGCAGATTATGAGCGATGCACGCGACATCGGTTACGAGCCGTCACTATGGGCTGAGGCCGGCAAGGGTTCGCGGTCGCGGTTGATGGGGGCGCTTGAAGAGTTTTCCCCAGCTAAAGACAGCAACGAAGCGGCCCGCGTGACCAAGAATGCGGAGCTGATAAACCGCTCGGCGGCAAAATCTTTGGGGTTGGCGATGACGCTCGATCCGGAGGAAAACACCTTTACGCGGATCACGGCCGGGGATCTATCCAAGGTGGAAGACTACCTAGACCAAGGCTATAAATCTGTCGCAAAAGAGCTACCGTCATTCGAGCCGAAACGCATTCTAAATGCCATTGCCGACGTCGACGAAAACTATCGGCATCTTGCCGGCGATAACATCGGCCAAAAGACAATTGATGATTTGCGCTATGAGCTTAACAAGTCCGACACGCCGGTTAACGGACAGACGTTCATGAACACAATTCAGGCCCTAACCGGCCTGTCTGCCGACGCCTATTCGAAGCCGGGCGGGGCGCAATCAGGACAGATGCTATACGACGCTGTGAACGCGCTTTACAACCTCGGGGAAAAGGCGACGAAGGATGCGCCGGCGGCGTTCGGGCGCGGTACTAGGGACGCAGGCATAACCGGCAAGGGCTGGACAGAATTGCGCCGTGAAGCGAACATGTTCATGATTCTGCGTCGACCTGGGGCCATTGATCCCGCTGGCAACGTCAATCCACGAACGGTATACAACGCCATGGCGAAACAGAAGACAGCGGGCGGGTTTGGACGAGGTGGCCCGCCGAAAGGGAATAGTAACTATGAGCTGTTTAAACTCTCCGAAGCTCACGGTTACGACCAAACCGGAGTGCCGCCTACTGGCGTTCGATTGGCCGGCTTTCTGGCGAAACCTGCCCTACGAAATGCAGGTGCAGCGGCGGGCGCTGCTGGTGGCGTCGCAGGACTTCAAGCCCTCGGGGGATCTATCTGGGGGAAGTGACTAAACGAAAGAAGGCGGGTTCGTGGCCCGCCTTCTGAAAAGACGGGGCTACTTTTGCCGGTACCCCGTAAGGCCAATGGGTAGCCTCATGCGGGAATATACGCAGGCTTCCTTAAAAAACAATGGGAAGCTTGCATGTCGACCAAATTTGCCCGCCCGTCACTACTTGACAACGTAAAAGCAGCCGAAAAATTGGGAAAAGCCGCCTTCAAGGTTTATCGAACCTTGGAGCGCATGGCGGTTGCGCATGGCAACGGGTTTCGCGCTAAGCATGCGACCATAGCGGAGCAAGCCGGGCTCTCGATCTCGACGGTTCAACGCGCATTGATTGAGCTTGGCGAAAGCCAGATGGTGCGAATTCGCGCCAATGCCCGCACGATTTCAGGGCGTAACTATCGGATTTCCAACAGCTATTTCATTATGCAGGCCGCTGTTTGGTGCTTCACCAGTCAGTTGAAGCGATTGGCGAAGCTGTTTCACAAGGCTGTGGATAAACCTGTATCGGTCAAAGTTGACCGGGCAATTAAGACAAATGTTTTATCCCCTTACGAAATGGCACTTTTGCACAGGAAGTACGCGCCAAACTCGAATCATGAGCGTGGCTTTTGTGCCTATGACGAGAATAAATTCTTTAGAAACGCGAATTAGGGCATTGCGTTTAACCCAAATCACCTAGATGCATTATGCAACGTTAACGCTTGGGGGCGGATCGTTGGATATACTTAGTGGGATGCTGGCGCGTGGGGCGCCGGGGAATGCGCTTGCGGGGTTGGATGGCGATTTTGCCACCCGCCTTGCAAGATTTGCCGCAGCGGCCCCACAGCCGCTTACAATTCAATCGGGCTATCGTGATAACGATAGGCAAGCGGGATTGTGGCAAAAGGCTTTGGAAAAGTATGGGAGTGCTGACGAGGCTCGGAAATGGGTCGCGCCTCCCGGTCATTCCATGCACAACAAAGGCGAGGCCGTCGACCTGGGCTTTGGTGGCGACGGACTGGGTAAGGGAAACCCGCAGCTAATCCAATGGGCGCATGATAACGCCGCCAACTATGGGTTAACGTTCCCTCTTTCAAATGAAAATTGGCATATCGAACCGATTGGCGCTCGATCCTCTCCGGGTGTCATGACTGCCGGCGCAAACCCTGCCGCATCAGGGGCCGGCATGGAGTCGGCCGGCCCTCAATCTCCGGGGCCGGCCGATACTCACTCGCTCGTCGACGCCTTCTCGACGCAGAACCCGATTGAGCGGCAAGGAATGCTTGCCGGCCTTCAAGACTACAGCCTCAACCGATACTTGGCCGATGGTTTCTCCGGCCAAAACCCGCTGCGACGCGCAATGTATGGTTTCCTAGACCATATATTGTCGTAACCCTTTGTAATCACTAAGGAAACAGCAGAATGGGCGTTGGTGACGGTGGCGACCGTATGCGCAGATCTATGGCTAAGCTCGCGGATATCCTCACGTCGACTGAGGATATCGACGACAGGCTATTGCCGGGGCAGATCCATGCGGCTGCGGTCGAATCGTTGGGCGCGGAACCGATTGTATTCGTCTGCAACCTCTTGGCCATGGCGATGGACGCACGTTCAAAGATCACCATGAAGCCTGAGGAATCGGCGCGGATCGCGTTGGCGGTGATGGACCGGATCTATGGTCCGCCTGACACGAAGACGCGGAAGAAGGCCAATTCTGAAAACCAGTTTGAGTTGGAATTTGCGTGGCAGACGCCGCAAGGCGAGGTGACCGCGATGGCAGAGGGACAGGTTGGATGAGTTGGGATGACGACGACAGCAATCAAGCTGCCGAACAAAGAAGGAAACGACAGGAAATGTTCACGACTATCGATAAAGCACTGGCGGCCGCCATCATTTCGGGGCTGTCGATTACCAATCTGCTCGGGCTTACGCACGTGACCGGTGATACCGCGAACGTGATCAGCATCGGCCTTTCAGCGCTCGCACCTCTTGCGGTCCTGCTCGTCCCGAACAAGCCGAAGGTCTGAGCTGATGGTGTCCGTTCCTGCGACGACTACCAAGTATCGCTTCTCGATGACGTCCCTTGCGGCGCGGGCTAAGTTGCATCCAAGCCTTAGAGCCTGCGTCGACATCGCAATCCAGACGGTGGACTTCAAGATACTGGATGCGACACGCGGCAAGGCGGCGCAGGAACGGGCGTTCGCCCTCGGGCATTCCGATGTTCACTTCGGAAACAGTGCCCATAACTACATCCCGGCTGTAGCGGTCGATTTGTTCCCTGCACCATATTCCTGGGATACCAAGCGGGCCGACGTTCGCGACGGGTTTAAGCGACTGGCCGACGCTATGTTGAGCGCCGGCCAGCGCCTCGGTGTCCCTCTCCGTTGGGGCGGAGATTGGGACCGCGACGGCAAGCAAAACAGCGTGGGGCTGATCGACTTGCCGCACTTCGAGCTTTTCCCTTGGAAGTCTTTCGTCAAACCATCTGACTTAGTGAAGGATTAACTATGGCTTTCTTCGGGATCATCTACGGAGCTGGCCGAGACGGTGCGCTTAGACAGGTCAACTCCGTAAGAGAAATTGATCTGGCTGCGCCACGTTGGGCACGTTTTAACCTGAGTGGCAATTGGGCTGTCAAGTCTCCAGCACTCGCCATGATCGAAGTTTACGAGAATGTCGACAGTCAAGGTAACCGAGTGGTTGCACTTTTCACCGAATGTGATGACTTCGATACTGCCAATGATCGCATGCTCTCATTCTTTGTAGATAGTGCGGTCTGGTATGCCGGCGCGGTTGTTGGGAGCACGGTGAGCGCTCCTTCACCTGTTCCGACGATCTAAACGGCCGGCGATGGTGCCGACGTCTAACGCCTCAAGATGAGGCATAGCTGAAAGGTCAAGTGCATGAAACTCAGTTATCTCTATGGCGGGCTTGCGGTCGCCTTCTTGTGCGTCGGCATGTTCCTGTCGGACGCGCCGGTCTCGACGAACCTCGCGTGCCTGTTGGCTGTCGTCATTCTGTCGGCCGTCTCGCTGTTCTACCTGATCAGGGAAAACCCGCCGCAATCGGTCGACGTGGGGACGCGCGATCCGGCTGAGGTCTATTCGACGGCTCAACGCAGAGCTGAATATGATCGGGTCAAGGATCTGTCGCGGCGCATGCGCAACGA